TGATAGTGAAACGCTGGCAGGACTTCACCGGACAGCAGGCAATACACGAGGCCAGCGGCAAGACATTCGCGGAACTCGCTGAGGCACAGGTATCAAAGTGAGAACAAAGTGGCACGCAAGGTAAAAGGCCGCAACGGCGGCACACTGCACGCCCTTGAAAAAGGCGAAAGCGGCAACCTACAAGGAAGGCCCCCAAAACTCCTATCCACCATCACCGCTGAACTGAAGGCCAAGGGCTACGAACGCGCCACTGCGAACCAAGTGGCGGACGCCTTCGAGACGCTGATGAACGTGCCACAGAACGAACTTGCCGACATGGTGAAGGACGAAAAGGCTCCCATGAGCCTGCGGATAGTTGGCAAGGCCATGTTGACCGCTAAGGGCTGGGAGGTGTTGCAGGCCATGCTAGACAGGGCGCACGGCAAGGCCAAGCAGCAAATGGACCTCACATCGAACGGCAACACTATTTCGCCGCCGCCCATTTACGTGATGCCTCCAAGTGGCGACCAAGGCGCTTAGACCACTTTCGCAGGAGCAATCCGACGTCTGGCACTTCCTGCATGATGCCACCACGACCAAGGTGTTCTTTGGTGGCGGAGCGGGTCCGGGCAAGTCATTCCTTGGCTGCCTGTTCGAGTGTGTGGACAGCGTAGCCAAGCCAGGAAGCCGTGGGCTGATAGCCAGGGAGAAGTACGAAGACCTTCGGAAGACCACCATGCTCACGTTCTTCGAGGTGGCGGGTATGCTGAACTACCATGAGGGCGACCACTACCGGTACAACGCCCAGGAGCACACGGCCTACTGGAAGAACGGCAGCATTACCTTCTTTGATCACTTGCAGAGCAGGCCCGGAGACCCGGAGTTCAACCGGCTGGGGTCACGGGAGTACACAAGGGTGTTCGTGGACGAAGGGCCGGACTGCCAGCCCAAGGCTATCGAGGTGCTGGAAACACGTATCCGCTTCCGGCTATCGGAGTTCGGCACGCCGGGTAAGATGCTCATCACGGGTAACTCTGGCTACCATTGGTGCCGGGATGAGTTCGTGCTGACCAAGAAGAACGAGCCTGTGGCGCTTCCGGATAACATCAAGGTCCAGCTGACTACCTACCTGAGCAACCCCGACCCCGAGTTCAGGGAGGCCTACGGAAAGAAGCTGGATGGCATCAAGGATGAGCACACCAAGAGCCGCCTGAAGTACGGGGACTGGATGAGCACGCCAAGGACCGGGATGGAGTTCATGCCGGACTTCAACAGCGCCCAGCACACGGGCCAAGTGGCCTACGACCCATCGCTTGCCCTGCACTTCACCCTTGACTTCAACAGCGCCCCTTATATGACCTTGTTGGTGGCTCAGATACGCCAGAAGGACATGGGCCGCTGGGCTGTTGAATTCCTGAAGGAATACACCCCTAGCCATCCGCTGGCCACCACAAAGGCCGTATGCGAGATGTTCGCCCGGGACCTGCGCGACGGATGCTTCAAAGGCCATAGCGCGGGCCTGTTCATGTACGGGGATAAGAGCGGCAAGAGCAAGACCAGCATGGCTACCGAGACCATCCGCCACGACTTCGACCAAGCGGAAGCCATCCTAGGCCGTTGGATGCAGAACAACAGCGACCGGGTTCTGAGGTCCAACCCGCCACACGTCAAGGCCCGGGAGTTCATGGCGCACTGCTTTACGGGACGGATCGGTATCGACATCACCTTCGACCGTGACATGCACAACACCATCGCCGACCACGTACACCTAAAGCAGGGGGCGGACGGTGGTATCCTGAAGGAATACGCAACGGACCCCGTTACGAAGGTCAGGTACGAGAAGTGGGGCCACTGTGTACAGGCGGCTTACTATCTGGTGATCTCGGCCTTTAAGGAGAGCCACTACGACGAGCTGGAAGAGTTGGCCGCGTAGGTGTTCAGAAGCCCCCATAGGTGTTGATAAGTGGCGAATCGATCCCGTCCATGCGAATTATCTTTGCATCGAACAACGTTGCATGTTGTTCCGTACACTTGTACCAACGCCCACCACGGGCGACACAAGAAGGCCGGGAAACAGATGCAACCTGTTCACCCGGCCTTCGCCTTTTAGGGCTACCCTTCGATGGGAAAGGTTGACATCGCGAATGAACGCGGGGCACTTACGTGGGGCGTGTAGCGTCCGGGGCACACTCAGGGGGACTCACTGACTCAAGCAGGTTTGTAGCTTGGATCACCCTTTCGAGCTGGCCACCTTACTCCAAGTGGGCTTCATGCCCATAGTTCCATCCGATGGTGAAAACCTGGGATGGGGGGTAAGGGGGGTCAGCCTCGAAAGATCTTCTGATCTAAGCAGGTTTACTCTCTTAGAAGTATAGAGAGTAAGGGAAAAGAGGGGAAGACCCCAAAACGAAAAATCGACATCGCATCACTGTGTACCATGTGAACCCTGTTCGGGCCTGTTTTGGTAGCTTTGGGGTATGGGCCTCACCATCACAACCCTATACGAGGCCAAGGAACTCCTGAAGTCCTACAGCCCAGAAGAGATCCGCCAGCTATGGGAGAGCGGCGCCTTCACCAAGCCCATCCCGCCCGATGTGAAGGCCTATTTCATCGACCGCATACTTAATGGGCCTGAAAATGATTAGGTTTGCGCCGTTGGCGCACTAGCCAACACCCGGGGCGGTAGAGCAGGCCCTTGTCTGCTCAACATCTAAACGCCTCGGCATGTACAGTCTAGAACGCGCATACGCGCTCAGCTCCACGCAGGTCATAGAGCGGTACAAGCACCCGGACCACGGGCGTACCGTTGATCTGTCCACCATGTACAAGGCTTTCGCTACGGGCGAAGGCTTGGAGTACATGCTGCAACGTTTCGACCTACGCGAGAGCGAGGCCGACTTCAAGCAGGCCAATAGGATAGCCCAGCAGATCACCAAGCCCGTCACTTCGGCGCTGATTAACCCGGCCCGCAAGGTCCCATCGGTTAGGCCGGTGGTGGACAAGGTGGACTACGGCAAACAGGATCAGAAGTCCAAGGAACTGCGGGACCAGCTGAGCGAATGGTACGGAGGCAAGAGCGTAACCGAGTACATGGGCACGCTGGTGGACCCAAGCGACATGGACCCCAACGCGTTCGTTGTGCTGACCTTCGATCAGTTCGACTACCGCAAGAGCAAGCCTTCGATGTTCCCGTTCATGGTGGGCTGCGACAACGTGTGGAACTTCGAGTACGTCAACGGGGAACTGGCAACGCTTTTCCTGGCGTTCGACATTCAGTACGAGACCAAGCCAGCACAGTACGACGCCAATGGAAAGGTGATTACCAAAGCGGAGACGGCAGGTGGAAAGCGGTTCGCCATGTGGACGGCTGAACACCACATCGTCTACGAACAGATCGCCAAGGAAAAGGCTCCATCGGGTCCGCATAGCGTGCTGCTTGACCCCATTGGGCAGGAGGTCACTATCAGCAAGAACGCGGGCGTACGGTTCAACTACTTCGACTCTACGGCCGACTACTTCTTGAGGCAAGAAGACGAGACCTGCTATGTCGTGAGGTTCTATGAGCAGAAGAGCGGCCGAGTGCCTGCCTTCAGATTGGGCTGCAAGCCCGATGCATTGACAGGTGGCAGGACGTGCGTGAACCGTTGGGACGAAGCCGTTCCGTACCTCAAGAAGTCATTGAAGCAGGTGCGCGAGTTGGATCTGACTACTGCTTTGCATGTGTTCCCACAGAAGCTACAATACGTGGGGCCATGCGCCGAGACGGGATGCCGTAACGGATACATGCAGAGCGGGTCCGAGTGTAGCAGCTGCAAGGGAACGGGGATCTCCACGATCAAGACGGCTCAGGACCATATCACACTCCGGATGCCCAAGGACCCGGAAGACGCGATGTTCGACCTCGCCAAGCTGACGCACTATGTCCAGCTCCCTGTGGAGACCATTCAGCAGATGAGGGACATCGTTAGGGAGACGCGCTCGGACTGCTTCCGGGCTGTCCACGGTTCCGACCTGTATGGTCAGGGCAACGTGGGTAAGACCTACGAAGAAGTGCTGGCGATGAACGAGGCGATGTACGATGGACTCAGGCCGTTCTGCAACTGGTGGAGCGACACCTATATCGTGATCAACCACGTCTTTGCCAATTACAACGACATGGGCGAAGGCCTGAACGTGGTGCACAAGATGCCACGATCCCTTGGCTTCGAGACGGCCGGTAATGCGTTCGCCGCTATCAAGGCCGCAAGGGATGCTGGGGCTTCCAACGCCATCACCGCCAACCTGAACGAGACGGCCATCCACATCCTATTCAGGGACGACACCGACGCCTTGCAGAAGACATTGGTTCAGGCCAAGTTCGACCCGTTCCCCGGCATGGACAGCTCTACGGTCACATCGTTGATCTCGGGAGGCAAGACAACGGACAAGAGCGCTTTGATGTGGGCGGAGTCGGCAACGGTATTCCGCAAGGCTGAAGAGAAGTATCCAGGCGACGTGAGCTTCTACCAGTTGGACGAAAAGAAGCAGCGGGAGGTGATCGACCAGATCCTTGATGAAATGATCAAGGAACAAGATGACAAGGCCGCAGAGATGGCCCAGCAGTTCGCTCCTGCCCTTGGCGTTCAGGATACGCCCGACGACAACGCCGACGACCAACCACAGGACAACCCTGACCAGCCTCCTGTATGAGCGAGCGCGAGCTACGCCAGCTATTTATTCAGCACAGCCGCGACCTTGACGCGCGGCAGCGGGCGCGCATTAGGCAACTCAGGGGCTTAGAGCGAGACCTGTTCGAGGCCATGGTCGTACGCATCACCGAGGCATTGGACGCTGGAGACGGAGTGATCAAGAGCCGACGCGGGTCCGCTACTATCAACGAGCTAGTGGACAAGGCCTTCAACGCCTTGGATCGTGCCGGGCTGAACGACTTCTACAAGGCAGCCGTTGCTGACATCTTCACCATCATCGGCAACAACGACCTCTACTCGTTCGCGCTGGCCACCGACAATACCAACATCGGAGACAAGCGGTACAAGTCCATCCGTCAGCAGGTGGACAGGATCATGCGCGGTAAGCTGGGAATCGATGACAAGGGCCGCGTGAAGCCTAATGGGGAGTTGGGCAAGCTGTTCAAGTCTGATGCCATCCGCACGGCGGTAAAAGACGCGCTGAACGCGGGTATAGCCAGCGGCAAGCCCGTGTCCAAGTTGGTGCGAGAGATCGAGGTGAAGGTCAAGGGTACCAAGCTATCGCCGGGGGTGTTGGAGAAGGCCTTGACGCCGCTGGTGTTCGATACCTACCAACGCTTTGACCGAGCATCTTCCGATGTGTACGCCCAGAAGCTAGGCCTTGACACGTTCATATACGCAGGTGGACTGATAGAGACCTCGCGGCCGTTCTGTCAGAAGCACAACGATAAGGTCTTTACCGTGGAAGAGGCTGAGAAGCAATGGCCCAAGGACAGCACGTTGCCACGTACGAAGGTCGAGCGCGAGAGCGGTACCCTGGTGGGTTATAATCCGACCGTTGACATGGGAAGATGGAATTGCAGACATCGCATCCGCTACATCCCCCGCACGCTGGCTGAACAGCTACGGCCGGACCTTGTGAAAGTTCGGATATAACTACACTTCACCAAGTGGCCTATCGTGGCCTTGGATCTTTGGTTCATGGAACTGACGATCCGAGACATCAACGATCCATCGTACACCGAAACGGTGCCCGAGAGCGCTTGGAAGCACTACCCTAAGTCGAAGGACTACCCTGGCTGCAAGATGGCATCCAACCGGGTCATGCAGGTAGTGAGTGAGGCCGACCTGAAGGACGCCGCGCCAGCAGAGAAGAAGGAGCCGCGCATCCCTGAAATCGTGCGTACGCGCATGGCAGGAGAGGCAGTAGCAGAGATGGCGGAGGCGGTTACGGCGGTGGCTGAACCCAAGACCAAGAAGTCAGCCAAGCCATGATGATCACCGTAAAGAACAAGAAGTCCGGCAAGGAGTACCCTGTTGATCAGGGCGCGTTCAACGCATGGCCTGCCGAGAAGAAGAAGCTGTTCGAGGTGGTCAGCACCCATACGATGAGCGCCACGCTGCCACGTATCGGCAAGATCGAGCCGCGCGTACCTGAAGTGGTACGCCAGAAGCAAGCAAAACAAGGGGATCCGGAACCCGAAGCCGGAAAATGATGGACCAAAAGGATTTCATCGCTGGGGTCTTAGGCATGGCCCTGAACATGCCTGAAACGGAGGTGTCCTCGCTCTTCTCTGAGGACGGCAACCCAAAGGAAGATGCGCTTGAGACCATCAAGAGCAAGTACGGGGAACGCGTAAAGGCGGAGAAGGACAAAGCAGCCTCCGACCGCCAAGAGCAGTACCGCCGTGGCTTGAAGGAGAAGGGTCTTGAGTGGGAGAAGTCCTTGAGGGAAGCCGGTATCGAGATCGGTGATGCAGTAGGTGCGGAGGCGGTCGCTAAGCTCAAGGAGCATATCGACACAGCCATCAGCGCCGTTGCTAAGCCCGGTGAATTGGATGACGAGAAGATCAAGGTCAGCAAGCTCTACCGAGAGCTAGAGCGCAACCTTGAAAAGACCGTCCAAGCCAAGGAGGCCGAGTTCAAGCAAGCATGGGCCGACCGCGATGCGAAAGAGCAGCGTGAACGTGTGCTCGCCACCGTAAGGGACAAGGCCAAAGGCGTCCTAGACGAACTGAAGCCCAACCTGCCGGAGGACCCCAAGAAAGCAGCCAACCAACTCAAGTTCCTGTATGCGGACCTCGAAGCCTTCACCTATGAGGTGGAAGGTGACGAACTGCTGATCAAGGACAAGGAAGGCAAGCGATTGGAGAACGAACTGGGGCATCCCGTGAAATTCTCGGATCTGGTGAAGTCCAAGTCAGAAGAGTACTTCGACTTCCAGGCCAGTGACAAGAAGGGAGCCGCTGGAGACCTCACCAAGGGGGTAAAGACCACGGTCAAGCTGCAAAGACCCGCCACGCGGCAGGAGCTAGGGCAGCAGATCTACAAGATCAACGAGGACAAGACGCTGAAGGCTGAAGATAAGCTCAAGCTGATCGACGAGTTGAAGACACTGAACCCTGAACTGGCGTGATGTGGCGGGGTGGTTTCACCCCTAAACAACACACACAATGTCAAGTCCAACAGCGGGCAACTGGGATTGCGCGCGACTGCAAGAAGTAAAGGCCTCTCTGACGGCCATGATCTCACCCAATGAGGTGAAAGATGCTGAGTACATCCCGGACGTAGCTCCGGTACAGATGCTCAAGAGCATGCAGACCTTCCAAGACCAAGGTCTGAGCAACCCCGAGAAGGATACCGTTGTAAAGGGTATCTGGATGGATGACTGCGACGACGCTGATCCTACGGAAGAGGACAGCGAAAGCTGCTCCATCAGTGGCACACAGATCGGAACGGTATGCAAAGAGTATGAGCTGACAACGAAGTTCCATAAGAGCTTCAGCGTGAGCGATGCGAAGTTCCGCATCCTCGGCCCCACGGCCAACCAGAACCAGGAGATCGCCATTCAGCTGGCTAAGAAGATCAAGCTGATGGATGAGTACTGGGCCAAGAAGATCATCGCCACTGCGAACAGCATGCGCGGGACCAACTTGAACACCAGTCCCTACACGGTATCCGGTACGACCACGACCATCCCGGCGGCTGCATGGAACCCTGACCTCTTCGGCTACTTCGCCGTGACCAAGGCCCGTAACAAGATGCCCGGCATGCGTCTGTTGCTGGGTGGTCTGATGGAGCAGGCCCTGTGGAAAGTGGGCATGGAGACCGGCACCGAAATGGGTGGCGCGAACTTCCGCAAGGTGAACAGCTTGGGTAACGTCTACACCGACAGCTTCATCACCGAGGAGGTGTTGAGCGCCAAGGCCGCGTTCCTGATCTCGCCTTCCGCTATGGCTTTGGTAACCAAGGCGCGTTACATCCCCGATGGCGCAGGCCGCGAGGAGATCGCCGATGGCAACAAGCACATCTACTACACCATCACCAGCCCGAACACTGGCATCACATACGACGTGATCTACCAGCGTGCCTGCGGTGAAAACGGTAACTGGACCAACACATGGGACATCCGCACGTTCGGTGACGTACTGACCAACGCGGTGTTCTGCAACACCAACCGCACGGGCGTGTTGAAGTTCGCCTGCGCGTAAATGCATGTCGTGAGCCGGAGGGTATAGGCGTGGACCACTAAGCCTGCCTAGCCCTCCGGTGATCGACGCAACGAAGAAGCCATGAGCCTGACCAACGAGTGCTTTGTGAATGTCGTAGGCCTGAGCCGCACGGACTGCGAGTGCTTCGGCACTCCGCCAACGGACTACGACGTGAGCGCATCGGACCTATACTTGGACGAGGTCAATGGCTTCAATATCGAGAAGGTATTCAAGTCCGCCAAGTGCTCGGAAGATGGATGGGACATCCTGACAAGGGCACGCGAGAACGGGCTGAAGATGATGAAGGCGGAGGTGCTGCGCGGGGTTCAGTCCCGCACCAAGAGCAAGCGGCCTTCAGGACGTGCCACGATAGGCAAGGAAAAGGGCACCAAGGCGTTGACGCTTTCGCGCACCTACCACGGACTGGACGTGAAGTTCGCCAACCACGTAGGTGGACTGGCTGTGATCAAGCGGATCGGGGCGGCGTTCAAGTTCTCGGGTTCTGTGACCGTTACCGTCTACGATAGCAACGCCGATGTGGTGGCTACGCGGACGATAGAGGCCGTGCAGAACCGCTGGACATGGACGGACATCACACCCATTGAGATCGAGCTAGGGGCTGAAGGACCGGACAACGTACGCTACTGGTTCCTGTACCAGCCCACGACGGGACAACAGGCACTGGATCAGAAGGTGGCTTCCTGTGGATGTGGAGGCAAGCCCAAGTGGAGCACTACTCACCCGTTCTATGAGAGTGCGGTCGTGCAGGATGGGCAGCTATGGACGGCATGGGCCATGGCCAGCGGGACATACGGCAGCGACCTGAGCACGTTGGAAGACTGGACCCACACGAACGAGACCCAAGGCCTTTCGCTGGACATAGAGTTCAGCTGCGACGGCCAGACGGTCATGTGCAGTGGTGAGCCGAACTACCAGCAGGACCCCGTTCAGATGTCCTTCGCCATGGGTGTCCAATACTTCGCGGCCCTTGCTGCCATCGCTGAAGTGACGGGATCCACACGGGTTATTCGCGAGGCCATTGCTGGAGGCGACCAACTGGAGCTTACTCGGGTGGCCTTGATGAAAGACGCGGAAGAAATGGTCGGCTATGTGGTGGATGTGCTATCCGGAGACCCAGACCCGGGCAACTCTCGGAGCGGCGTCAACCTGTACTCCGACTGCTTCTCCTGCAAGGATGAAACGAATATGCACGTACGCCGCATCCCCAGCTAATGCCAGCGCAGACCATACAGGAGCTAGAGGCCCAGTTCGACGAGGCTATCGCCAAGTTGCCGGGCCTCGTGCTGAAGGTGACTGAGCAGAGTGCTTTGGGAGCCTTGGCCCTTGTGGATCGACGCATCACAGAGAAGGGACAGGCGGCGAACGGCGCACCATTTGAAGACTATACACCGAGCTACAAGAAGCGCAAGCAGAAGGCCGGACGCTACACTGGCAAGGTGAACTTCAGCCTGACGGGTCAGATGCTGGCATCTACTACCACGGGATTCGAGAACATCGGACCCACTGAAAGGAGTGTGAGCGAAGGCCGAGCCAAGGTGGTATTCGACGGCCGTGACGTGACCACCAAGAAGAAGCTCGAAGGCAACAACAAGACCCGACCAGGCTTCTTGAATCCTTCAGCGGAAGAAGTGAAGATGGTGAACAAGTCGGCGAACGAAACCATGGGGCGTGAACTAGCGGCCATCTTCCAATGAACGCGCACATCGCCAACCTCATACTTCAGCGCATCGTTGACGCCGACCTTCCGTGGCTGGACAAGTACGCGGGATTGACGCGCACGGTAGAGCGGAAGGACGGGACGGTGAACGTGCGGGTGCCGGTATCGTGTGGGGTGGAAGATCCGCTGCACTGCGGGACCGATACGCTTCTTGAGCTATCGCCGGATGAGCAGTACGCGTCTATTCTGTTCATCGAAGGCGACCCAATGCCACGCCGACAGGATACGCGCGGGATGGGCGTGCGCTACATATCGAGCCTTCGGGTGGTGGTGTGGATGAACTGCACGAAACTAGGAGGTGGATGCGACTGCGGAGCGCAGGCGTCCATGAACCTGATAGCCGCCATTGAAAAGGGCAACCGTTCGAGCTACGCGACCTCACTGTTCAGGGGAATAAGGCATACGGTAGTTGGCGGGGAAACAAGGGGCGCTGCCGTGTTCTCGAACTACACCTTCGACGCTGCCAACAGCCAATACCTGAACTACCCATTCGACGCCTTCGCGATCGATGTGGAGACGGAGTTTGCCATGACGCCAGGCTGTGAAGAGCAGCTGGCCTTGGACAACACGGCCTGCTGGACCCCACCTACATCGGGGCGCAGGCTATACCCTCGGGAGTTCACCTGTGAGCAACTGACCGACCCCACCAATGGATTGACGGATGAACAGCTTGGGGCAGGGTGCTTGGACTGTGCTGGAACTGGAACCACATGCACGATCGACGTGGTGGTCAATGTGAACGGGGTTGAAGAAGAAACCATCACGGGCCTTGATCCATGTGAGGACCAGACCTACAATATCACGATCACCTACAGCTAATGGCCACGCATACCGTAAACGTCATCGCATCACTTGACCCGGCCTCAAAGAGCACGGGCGGAAACGAGTCTGCGGACGCTGGCAAGCTCCTTGAGTTCAACAGCGAGGGTCAGATCCAAGGCAGCTCCAACAGCTCAAGCCTTGCGGCCGTAAAGGGCACTGCAAGTGGCAGCGGATACGGTGTGCATGGTGAAAGTTCTAGCGGTACTGGCGTGGTTGGTCAGTCCACAACAGGGAACGGTGTAGACGCCAGCAGCAATGCAAAGCAGGCTGTTTCGGCTATCAACTTCCACGCCACTGAGCCGGTTATCAAGGCCAAGAACGCCAACGCATCGAACACGGCTCCGCTTGCACAGTTCCACCGGAACAACAACCAAGGGCTTACCATCAAGAACGATGGTGGCCTAGAGTGGGACAGCGCTACAGGCCCTGCCACCACGCGGGCCGGATTGGGCCTTGGAACGGCTGCCCTGCAACCATCTACGGCATTTGATCCGGCAGGTTCTGCCGCAGCTGCTCAGGCCGCTGCTATTGCCGCATCACAGCCATTAGATAGCGACCTAACAGCCATTGCCGCCCTGAGCACAACAGCGTACGGCAGGGCATTGCTTACGCTTGCCGATGCCGCATCTGGGCGAACAAGTTTCGGGCTTGGTACTGCTTCAACTGTTAACACAGGCACCGGTGCGTCGGATGTGCCGACGATCACGCAGGCCGACGGGCGCTACCTGCAAATCTCCGACGCATTCACCCTGATCAAGAAAACGTCCAGCACTTCTAGGAACAACAACACGTTGGCCAATGACCCCGACCTATTCTTCCCTATGGCCGCGAACACGTCGT